GACCCGTCGAAGACCCGCAAGCCGCCCGCGCCGAAGCTGAAACCCGTCCCCGAGGCTGCCGTGGCCGCCGTCGGCGACACGCTGCGCGAACAGGGGTCTGGCGGTTCCTGCCGTCGGCGGCGGCACGACCTTCCTGCAGGCGAAGACCGCGAACGAGGTGCTGAAGGCGCAGGAGCGGCGCATCCGGCTCCAGAAGCTGAAGGGGGAGTTGATCGAGCGGGCCCGCGCGCTGGCGCTGGTGTTCCGGCTGGCACGGGAGGAACGGGACGCATGGGTGAACTGGCCTGCACGCGCCGCGGCGCTGATGGCGGCCGAGCTTTCGGCCTCGTGCCGCGGCGCGACGGGCCAACAGATCACAGTGGAGCCAGCCGCGATGCAGAAGGTCCTGGAGAAACATGTACGCGCCCACCTCATTGAGGCCGCCGAGGTCCGGCCCGACTTCCGGTGACGATGATGGCCTGACGGACTTCGATGGCGCGGGAGAGATCCTGCGCGCCTGGGGCAACGGGCTGCGGCCTGACCCGGACCTGACCGTCTCGGAATGGGCGGACCGGCACCGGATGCTGTCGGGGCGTGCCTCGGCCGAGCCCGGGCGGTACCGGACGGTGCGCACGCCCTACATGCGCGAGATCATGGACCGGCTGTCGCCGGGCGATCCCACCCAGCGGATCGTGTTCATGAAAGCCGCGCAGGTCGGCGCGACCGAGGCTGGCAACAACTGGATCGGGTTCGCGATCCACCAGGCGCCGGGCCCGATGCTTGCGGTCCAGCCCACGGTCGAGCTGGCCAAGCGCAACTCGCGCCAGCGGATCGACCCGCTGATCGACGAGAGCCCCGAGCTGCGGGAGCGGGTCAAACCGGCTCGGTCCCGCGACGCGGGCAACACGATGCTGTCCAAGGAATTCGCGGGCGGCATCCTGATCATGACGGGCGCCAACTCGGCGGTCGGGCTTCGGTCCACTCCGGCGCGGTACATCTTCCTCGACGAGGTCGACGCCTATCCGGCGTCCGCAGACGAGGAAGGCGATCCGGTCACGCTGGCAGAGACCCGGTCGCTGACCTTCGCTCATCGGCGCAAGGTGTTCCTGGTCTCGACCCCGACGATCCGAGGGCTGTCGCGCATCGAGCGCGAATTCGAGGCGAGTGACCAGCGCCGGTTCTTCGTGCCGTGCCCGCATTGCGGAGCGATGCAGTGGCTGAAGTTCGACCGGCTGCGCTGGCAGAAAGGCCGCCCGGAGACGGCGGAATATCACTGCGAGGGCTGCGACGCGGCAATCGCGGAGCACCACAAGACGGCGATGCTGGAGGGCGGCGAATGGCGGGCGACCGCCGTTGCCGCCGACCCGACCACCGTCGGGTATCACCTCTCGGCGCTCTATTCGCCGATCGGCTGGCTGAGCTGGGAGCGGATCGTGCGGGCATGGGATGCCGCACAGGGGTCGGACGAAGCGATCAAGGCGTTCCGCAACACCATTCTCGGCGAGACATGGGTCGAGACCGGGGAGGCGCCAGACTGGCAGCGGCTCTACGACCGGCGCGAGCGCTGGACATCCGGCACGGTGCCTGCGGGCGGGCTGTTCCTGACGGCCGGGGCGGATGTGCAGAAGGACCGGATCGAGGTCGACGTCTGGGCTTGGGGGCGCGGGCTGGAAAGCTGGCTCGTCGACCACGTCGTCATCGAGGGCGGGCCGGATCGGCATGACGCCTGGTCTGAGCTGACGGCATTGCTGGACCGGTCCTGGCCGCATGAGCGCGGCGCGCATCTCAGGATCGCGCGGCTCGCCATCGACACGGGCTACGAGGCCCCGGCGGTCTATTCCTGGTCGCGGGCGCAGGGCTTTGCGCAGGTGTCGCCGGTCAAGGGTGTCGAGGGGTTCAACCGCTCGAGCCCGGTCTCGGGCCCGACCTTCGTCGACGCGACCGAGGGCGGCAAACGCCTGCGGCGCGGGGCGCGGCTCTGGACCGTGGCGGTCTCGACCTTCAAGGCCGAGACCTACCGCTTCCTGCGGCTGGCGCGGCCGACCGATGAGGACATGGCCGACGGGGCGGCGTTCCCGCCCGGCTCGGTGCACCTGCCGCATTGGGTCGAGAACGAATGGCTGAAGCAGTTCGTGGCCGAACAGCTGGTGACGATGCGCACCAAGCGCGGCTTCGCCCGGCTGGAATGGCAGAAGCTGCGCGAGCGCAACGAGGCGCTGGACTGCCGGGTCTATGCCCGCGCCGCCGCCTGGATCTCGGGCGCGGACCGCTGGTCTGAGGCGAAATGGCGCGACCTCGAGGATCAGCTCGGGGCCGCCCCCACCGACACCGATCCCGCCGGGCAGATCAACCGGCCGGGACAGGCCCCGCAGGGCAAGCGCCGCTCCGACTGGCTCGGGCGGCGCGGAGGATGGTTCTGACATGGTGAGGACCGGTCCGCGCAGCGGACGCGAGGCTCCAGTGGAGCGTCGCGAGGGAACGAACGCACTGAGCGGGAGCGAAGGGCATGGACTGGACGGAAACCGAGATCTCGGCGCTGCGCCGGGCCTATGCCAGCGGCACGACCCGGGTCAGCTATGACGGCAAGTCGGTGGACTATGGCTCGGCCGAGGATCTGCTTGCCCGGATCCGGACCATCGAGCGCGCCATCGCGGGCACCACGCGGCCGTTGCCGATCGCCGGGCTCGCGGGCTTCTCGCGCGGGGACCGGTGATGTCGGCGACCTGGTTCGATCACGCCATCGCATCGGTGGCGCCGCGCATGGCGGCCCGCCGCGTGATGGCGCGGCAGGCCTTCGAGACCCTGACGCGGGGCTATGACGGCGCGGCGCGCGGGCGGCGGACCGAGGGCTGGCGCGCGCCGGGATCCTCGGCCGACACCGAGATCGGCGTCGCCGGGGCGCTCTTGCGTGACCGGATGCGCGATCTGGTGCGCAACAACCCGCATGCGGCGAAGGCCGTCGCGGTGCTGGTCAACAACATCATCGGCGCGGGCATCATGCCGCGCGCCGCCAGCGGCGACGAAACGCTGGATCGCAAGGTCGACGCGCTCTTCGAGCGCTGGACGGCGGAGTGCGACGCCGACGGCCAGCTCGACTTCTACGGCCTGCAGACGCTCATCTGCCGCGAGATGGTCGAGGCGGGCGAAGTCCTGGTGCGTCGCCGTCTGCGGCGCGCGAGCGATGGCCTGACGGTCCCGCTGCAATTGCAGGTGCTGGAGGCCGACTTCCTCGACGCCACGAAATCCGGCGCCATCGGCGCGGGGCGGCTGGTGCAGGGGATCGAGTTCGACCCGGTCGGCAAGCGCCGGGCCTACTGGCTCCATGCCGAACACCCCGGCGACGCCTATGGGGCCCTGCAGAACGGGTTGCAGAGCCGCCCGGTCCCGGCGACCGAGATTGCACATGTCTACGAAAAGCAGCGCACGCAGGCGCGCGGCGTCCCCTGGGGCGCGCCGGTTATCCGGTCTCTGCGTGACCTCGACGATTACGAGGTCGCCGAACTGGTCCGCAAGAAGACCGAAGCCTGCGTCACCGCCATCGTGTTCGGCGACGACGAGGCGCAACAGGGCATCGCGCCCTCCGTGGTCGATGCAGACGGCAACCGGGTCGAGCAGTTCGAGCCGGGGCTGATCGCCTATGCGCGGGGCGGCAAGGACATCGGTTCAACCAGCCTTCCGCCACCGGTGGCTACGGCGAATACAAGCGGGCGAGCCTGCACACCATCTCGGCCGGGTTCCGGGTGCCCTACGAGCTGCTGACCGGAGACCTCTCCCAGGTGAACTATTCCTCGATCCGGGCGGGGCTCGTGGAGTTCCGCCGCCAGATCGACGCCGTGCAGTGGCAGCTGTTCATCCCGATGTTCTGCGCGCCGGTCTGGCGATGGTTCACGGAGACCGCGTGGGTGGCGGGTCAGATCCCGTCGCCGACCGTGCCGGTCGAATGGTCGCCACCGAAGTTCGAGGCGGTCGATCCGCAGAAGGACGCGATGGCCAACCTGCTGTCGATCCGCTCCGGCACCATGACGTTGGCCGAGGTGATCGCGAAGCAGGGCCGCAACCCGGATGCGGTGCTGGCCGAGATCGCCGCAACCAACGCCAAGCTCGACACGCTGGGGCTGGTGCTCGACAGCGATCCGCGCCGCGTCACCAAGACCGGTAGCGCGCAGACCAGCGACCCGGCGAACGACCCGACCGCCGACGCGGACAATGACCCGGCGCAGGCCGACCAACAGGACTGACCTTCATGGACACGATGATCGAACTGCCGGCCATGCGCCGGTCGGCGGAGCTTGCGCCGAACACGGCCGATGCCGACAGCCGCACCGTCGAGGTGGTCTGGTCGGCGGGGGCACGCGTCCGGCGCGCGACATTCTTCGGGGAGCCCTACGACGAGGAGCTGAGCCTCGATCCCGCCCATGTCCGGCTCGACCGGCTGAACGCGGGCGCGCCCTTCCTGAAGGTGCACGAGCTCGACATGCTCGACGCGGTGATCGGCTCGGTCGTGCCGGGCTCTGCCCGGATCGAGAACGGCCGGGGCATCGCCTTGGTGCGCATCTCCGAGCGTGCCGATGTCGAGCCGATCTGGCGCGATATCCAGGCCGGGCACATCCGCGCGGTCTCCATCGGCTACCAGGTCCACCGCTTCGAGGTCTCGAAGCCCGAGGCCGCCCGCGAACTGTGGCGCGCGGTGGACTGGACGCCCTTCGAGGTCTCCGCCGTCGCGGTCGGCGCGGACCCGGCAGCGGGCTTCCGCGCCCAGCATCCCCTTCACGACTGCGTCCTCCACCGCCGGGACGCCCCTTCCACCACGAAAGGACCGATCCCGATGACGGACAAGACCGAGACCCCGGCGCTCGACGCCGCGACCCCCGCCACCACCCAGCCGACCGAGCCGAATGATACCGAGGACACCCCCATGACCGAGCCGAAACCGGCTGCGCCCGACCCGAACGTCGCCGCAAGCGAGACGCGCAGCCAGCCGAAGCCGCAGGCAACTCCCGCGCCCGACACCGAAGCCGTCGCCACCCGCGCCCGCGAAGCCGAGCGCGATCGCGTCTCCACCATCTACGATCTGGCGGGCCGCCTGAACCTGGAACGCGGCTTCGCCGAGGACCTGGTGAAGCGCGGCGTCAGCGTCGACGAGTCCCGCCGCCTGATCCTCGACCAGGTCGCGGCGAAGTCGGACGAGACCCGGACTTTCCCGCACGTCTCCGTCCCGCTCGGCGGCAGGGACGAGCGCATCACCCGCCGCGACGCCGTGGCGAACGCGCTGCTGCACCGCTACAGCCCCACGCTGTTCCAGCTGGAGGACGCCGCCCGACAGTATCGCGGCATGACGCTGCTGGAACTGGCCCGCGAAAGCCTCGGCAATGCCGGGGTCAACACGCGCGGCCTGTCGCGCGACGAGGTGGCGACCCGGGCCCTGCACTCGACCTCGGACTTCCCCGAGATCCTGTCGGCGGTCACCAACAAGACGCTGCGGCAGGCCTACGAGGCCTATCCCCGCACCTTCATGCTGTTCTGCCGCCAGGTTCTGGCCACCGACTTCAAGGCGATGCACCGGGTCCAGCTTGGCGAGGCCCCGCAGCTGCTCGAGGTCGGCGAAAGCGGCGAGTTCAAGCGCGGCACGCTCGGCGAGTCGAAGGAGAGCTACAAGGTCAAGACCTATGGCCGGGTGGTCGCGATCACCCGCCAGACGCTGATCAACGACGATCTCGACGCCTTCACCCGGATCCCGGCGATGTACGGCAACTCCATCGCGCAACTGGAATCGGACGTGGTCTGGGGGATCATCACCGCCAACCCGGCGATGGCGGACGGCAACGCCCTGTTCCACACCACGCACAAGAACCTCGCGGGCACCGGCGCGGCGCTCGACGTGAGCAGCGTCGGTGCGGCGCGCGCCGCGATGGCCAAGCAGACCGGTCTCGACAAGAAGACGGTGCTGAACGTCCGCCCGGCCTTCCTGATCGTGCCTGCCTCGCTGGAACTGAAGGCCGAGCAGCTGGTCGCGCAGAACCTCGTACCCGCCGCAACCTCCAACGTCGTGCCTCAATCGATCCGCACGCTCGCGCCGATCAGCGAGCCCCGGCTCAATGCTGCCAGCGAGACCGCTTGGTATCTGGCGGCCAGTCCGAACCAGATAGACACCATCGAGTACGCTTATCTCGAGGGTCAGCAGGGTGCCTATATCGAGACCCGCAACGGCTTCGACGTCGACGGCGTCGAGATCAAGTGCCGCCTCGACTTCGGCGCAAAGGCCATCGACTGGCGCGGACTCTACAAGAACCCGGGCGCGTAATCCGTACCCAGCCATGCCGAAACCTGACATGCGGGCGGTCCTGCCGGGCCGCCCTTCGTCTTTCCACGAGGATCCCCATCATGAAAAACTACGTCCAGCCCGGCAACACCATCACCCTGACCGCGCCCTATGCCGTCGCCTCCGGCGATGGCCTGCTCGTCGGCTCCATCTTCGGCGTGGCGGCAGGTACGGCCGCCCTCGGCGAGAGCGTCGAGACCGCGCTCGTCGGCGTCTTCGACATCACCAAGGTCGGCTCGCAGGCCTGGACCGTGGGCGCCATGGTCTATTGGGACGACACCAACAAGCGCTGCACCACGGTCGCCACCGACAACATCCTGATCGGCGTGGCGGTCGAGGCGGTGGCGAGCGGCGCGGACGACACCATCGGCCGGGTACGCCTGAACGCGACGTTCTGATGAGCGCCTTCGCCGCCGCCGCCGTTAGCGCGCTCTTCGCCGACCCGAACATCGGCCGGGACGCGGTCTACATCGCCGACGGCGGCGCGCCTGTCCTGGTGCGCGTCGTCGCTCGGCGTGCCGATGCGATCACCGACTTCGGCGATGCGCGGCTCTGGTCCGAGACCACCCGGATCGACCTTCGCGTCGCCGAAGTGGTGAACCCGCGCCCCGGCGACCGGATCGAGATCGACGGCGACGCCTTCCTCATTCAGGGCGAGCCCGTCCGTGACCGCGAGCGGCTCGTCTGGACCGTCGATCTGAGGCCCGCGTGAAACTGAAGCTCGACATCGATCCCGACATCGTCGCGATGATGCAGGCCGAGGTCGCGGCGGGCGAACGCGCGGTGACGGCCGCCATGCGCGAGGCCGGGACCGGGCTGAAGTCGGCCTGGCGCTTGCAGATCACCGGCGCGGGGCTTGGGTCCCGGCTGGCCAACTCGATCCGGAGCCAGAACTTCCCGAGATCAGGCGAGAGCCTCGATGCCGCGGCTCTGGTCTGGTCCAAGGCTCCGGTCATCGTCGGCGCGCATGACACCGGGCCGCTGATCCGCTCGAAGAACGGGTTCTGGCTGGCGATCCCGTTGCCCGCGGCGGGCAAATCCCTGCGCGGCGGCAGGATCACGCCCGGCGAATGGGAACGGCGACGCGGGCTGCGCCTCCGCTTCGTCTATCGCCGTAGCGGCCCGAGCCTGCTTGTGGCGGAGGGACGGCTGAACACGAAGGGCCAGGCGGTCGTGTCGCGCTCGAAGACCGGCCGCGGCAAGGTCACCGCGCCGATCTTCCTTCTGGTGCCGCAGGTGAAGCTCCCGAAGCGGTTGGACCTGGCGCGAGATGCAGACAGGGCGCTGGATAGCGTGCCGGGGCTGATCGTGGCGAACTGGGTGGACGGCAAATTCGGATAGCTAACCGACGTGGACCGTAACGTCATAGCCCAGAGACTTGAGAGATTTCGACGTTCGCCCGTTCCGAGGTGGGAAGCGATCCGGTAGCGCCCACCCCACGAGTTCGCCCAGTGCACTGACCCCGAGACCTTCGATTTTCCATTTCGGGTCATGAAATGCGGTCCAGAGGCGCTCGGGCAACTGTGCCTCCGGACCACCATAGAGGATGAACTTCAAGAGTTGCTTCACGTCGTTGCCGCCTGCGGACTTGTCGCCCCAAATCCGCATCGAGAGCGCGTCGACCTTTTCCGGTATCGTGTACGTCGTTCCGTCCTCACGAAGACCTACAGCCTTGTTGGCGACGCGTCGCGCATAGTCCTTGATGGAATGTATGCCCATGCAGATCTCGCGGAAGGCCTCATAGTCCATATCGTCGATGGCCTCGGCAGTGAGCGCCTCCCGCAGCATGGGTGCAGTAGAATTCAACATGACGTCCTCTTCGGACGGGGCCTTGGGCAGATTGCGCCACCAATTGATGGCGTCTGCGAGCGCAGCATCAGGGTTCCGCTTGTTCTGTTCGAAATGGTCGGCGTAGAGGGCTCTGCGCCCATCGAAGGTGCGCTGGTAGTAGTGTGCATGGAGGAACTGATCGCCCTGAGCGCCTGCAGGCGCATTGGCGTCGATCCAGGAGGGTCTGTTCTCGGGCTTGCTCACCAAGTTCCCGATATCGCGAAGCTGCTGAAGAGTAGAGTGCCATTCCTCGAGGAATGCCTCGCGGCGGCGGTCATTGGCCTTCTTCTTCCCGGTCTGCACGAGCCCGGACCACTTGTTGAAACTCGGGCTTTTCCAGAACTCGTCGGAAGGCGGCTCCGAGCTGGCTATCTGCTTTGCGCGCTTCAGCATGACAGCGAGTAACTCGTCTGTCAGCGGTGTCGAGTTCCGATCAAGCACAGCGAAGAGTTCAAGGATATCTTCTGCCATTTCATCTGTGATCTCGGCCTCGGGAAAGAAGCAGCCGGCCTCGACGTTCTTGTACCAGGCACTCGCAGAGAGGTTCGCGGAGCCGATGTAGAGGCCGTACTCGCGCCACCAGATTACCTTCGCATGGTGATGCTGAACGAGGCGGCATTGGAAACGGGCCGACTTGCGGGCGAGGAACGAGGACAAGATGGAAGGTTTGACCGCGACGCCTTCGTCGAGGCGACCGTAGTACTTGAGCGGAATGCCGTTGTTCCAACACCAGTCGAATAGAAGATCCATTTCGGTCGCGTACGCGACCGCTGCCAGAACCTCCTGCGTCTCAGCAGCCGCGTTCAGCGTGATGTTGGTGAGATAGTTCCCGTTTATGCCGCCCATCATCAGTTGCATCGTAATCTCGTCGATTTGGTTTGCTTTTCGACACCTTAGACGAAAGCGCGGATATGCCCATCCCACGCGAAACCATCCTCGCCGCGCTGCACGCGCGGCTTTCGGCGTTGCCCGCCACCGCCCTGCGTGGCGAGGTGCTGCCCGAGCGCGTGCCAGCCGAGGGCCTGCTGATCCTGCGCGACGGCGAGCCGGGAGAGCCTGAGGTCACGCTGTCGCCCCTGCGCTATCACTACCAGCACCGCGCCGAGATTGAGGCGGTGGTTCAGGGCGCCGATCGTGACGCCGCATTCGACGCGCTGACCGCCAGTATAGGCGCTGCACTCGCCGCCGACCGGACGCTTGGCGGGCTCTGCGACTGGGTCGAGGCCGAAGCCCCGCGCCCGGTCGATCTGCCGGTCGAGGGCGCGGCCAGCCTGAAGGCCGCCGTGATCCCGGTCGTGCTGCACTATTCCACTGCCGATCCGCTCGGCTGATCCCGACAACCCGAGGAGAACACCATGGCACGAGCCCAGGGGGCGCGGGCGCTGATGGCGCTTGCGTTCGAGACGACCTATGGAACACCGCCCGCCAGCGGCTTCACCCGCATGCCCTTCGCCAGCACCTCGCTCGGCGCGGAGCAGCCACTACTGAACTCGGAGCTTCTCGGCTACGGCCGCGATCCGCTGGCGCCGATCAAGGATGCGGTGACGGCCGATGGCGACGTCGTCGTGCCGCTGGATGCCGAGGCCTTGGGGTTCTGGCTGAAGGCGGCGTTCGGCGCGCCCACGACCACGGGCGCGGAAGCCCCGTACAGCCACGAGTTCCAGTCGGGGTCCTGGACGCTGCCGAGCCTCTCTATCGAGACCGGCATGCCCGAGGTGCCGCGCTTTGCCATGTACTCGGGCTGCGTGCTGGACCAGATCACCTGGCAGATGCAGCGCTCGGGTCTGCTGACCGCGACCGCCCGGTTGGTGGCGCAGGGCGAGACGGTCGGGACGACGACCAGCGCAGGGACACCCGCCGCGCTGGAGCTAAAGCGCTTCGGGCATTTCAACGGATCGATCAGCCGCAACGGCACCGCGCTCGGCAACGTGGTTTCGGCAGAGATCACCTATGCCAACAACCTCGACCGGATCGAAACCATCCGCTCGGACGGGCGCATCGACGGCGCGGACCCGTCCATCGCGGCGCTCACCGGCCGGATCGAGGTGCGCTTCGCCGACCAGACGCTGGTGACGCAAGCGATCAACGGCGAGGCCTGCGAGATGGAGTTCGCCTACGTCCTGCCGTCCGGCGAGAGCTTCACCTTCACCGTGCACGCCGTGTACCTGCCGCGCCCGCGGATCGAGATTTCCGGGCCGCAGGGCGTGCAGGCGACCTTCGACTGGCAGGCCGCGCGCGACAGCGTCGTCGGCCGGATGTGCACCGCCACCCTCGTGAACGACGTGGAGACCTATTGATGCTGACACTCGACCTGACGAACGCGCCACGCTGGCATGAACTCGCGCCCGGCGTGCGGGTGCAGCTGCGTCCGCTGACAACGGCGCTGATGGTTGCCACGCGCAGCGATCCGGCTGTGGAAGGCGTGCCCGACGATGCCTCCGACGAGGAGCGCGCGGTCGCCTTCGCCAAGGCGCTGGCCCGCCGCGCGGTGCTCGCCTGGGAGGGCATCGGCGATGCCGACGGCAAGCCCATCGATCCGAGCCCCGAGGCCATCGACGCGCTGCTCGATGTCTGGCCGATCTTCGAGGCCTTCCAGCTGACCTACGTCTCGAAGGGCCTGCTGCTGGAACAGGAAAAAAACGCCTCTGCGCCCTCGCTGAATGGTCCTTCGGCGGGGGCGAGCGATACTGCCAAGCCTGCTCGCAAGCCTGCCCGGACTGCCCGACGCGGTTGAACCTTCCGGAAACGCCGGAAGGTTGGCAGGTCTGGGACCTCGTCGGCCGCCCCGGCGGCCAGCTGCGCGTCCTGCCCGGCGCCGTGATCGGCTGGGACATGTCGGCGGCGCTGGCGCTCGGTGACGCACTCGGCGTGCCGCCGCTCGCCATGGCCGAACTGCTGCCCGTCATCGAAGCGGTGATGGTGCGGAAGCTGAACGAGGAACTAGCCGCGAATGGTGGCTCCGGTGTCAGGTCTTGATCTTCTCGATCAGCGAGACGCCGGGCAGCCCCTCGAAATGCGCGTCGCAGGTCAGGAGCGTCGCGCCCTGTGCGCGGGCGGTTGCGGAGATGATCGCGTCGGCCGTGGCGAGCTTGTGCTCGCGACAGGCTTCCGCGGCCGCCAGCGCGATCTCGGTGTCGAGCGGGACGACGTGGCAGACCTGCGTGAAGGCGATGACCTGATCGGCTTTGTCCTCGCCGACCTCGCGCGTCAGCCATTTAACCAGCTCGAGCTGGACCATGGTCGGGACCAGCCATTCGCCCTGTTCGGGCAGATGTTCGGACAGCTTCTCGCCGGTCGGCGAGCCGATGAGCCACTCGATCCACGCCGACGTGTCGACGAGGATCATCAGAACCGATCCGTCCGGTCGCGATAATCGGTGGCGGACGCGCCACGCGCGAGCCCCTTCAGCGCCTCCCGCTTGGGCACCGGCACAAGCAGGACGCCCGTGCCTTTCGGGATGAAAGCAAAGGTCAGCCCGGCCTCCCAGTGCTGGGCGGCCCGGATCGCCTTGGGGATCGAGATCTGGAACTTCGAGGACAGGGTCGCGGTCTCGGCCATGGTCATACCTTCACTTGATCGATGGCGGAAACGTAAGACGCCGATGCGGCGAAAGCAAGGACTCTGACCAATGGCTGAAAAGCGAGTGTCCGTCCGCCTCGCGGCCGTGGGCGGACGGCAAGTGCGCGCCGAGTTGGAGGGCGTGGGCGAAGCCGGGTCGCGTGGCTTCGGACGGCTGAGCCGGGAGATGGACGCGGCGAACGCCCGGCTGGCGGCTTTCTCACGCCGGGTCCGGGTCGCGGCTGCCGCCGCCGTGGCCGCCGCTGCCGCCGCGGGCGTGGCTATGATCCGCTCCGGCCTGCAGACGGTCGATGCGCAGGCCAAGCTGGCGCAGTCGCTCGGCACCACGGTCGCCTCGATCCAGACGCTGGAGCGCGCGGGCGAACTGGCGGGCGTGTCGATGTCCGGGATCGAACAGGCGACGAAGGATCTGACGCGCCGTCTGAGCCAGGCGGCCGCCGGCACCGGCCCCGCCGCCGACGCGCTCGACCGGCTGGGGCTTTCGGCCAACGACCTGATCGCGCTGCCACTGGATCAGCGGGTCGGCGCGATCAACGCGGCCATCGAGAGCTTCGTGCCTGCCGCCGAGCGCGCGGCCGTAGCGGGGCAGCTCTTCGGCGAGGAAGGCTCCATCGCCATGTCGCGGATCGACACCGCGACGCTGCGCCAGGCAACGGAGGATGTCCTCGCCTTCGGGGTCGTCGTCTCCGAGCAGGATGCCGACCAGATCGAGCGCACGAACGATGCGATCTCCCGGCTGGGGTTGATCTGGCGCGAGCTGTCGAACCAGCTTGCGGTCGCCGCCGCACCCGCGCTGGAAGCGGTGGCCAACGCCATGGCGGCGGTCGCGAGCCGCACCGGGCCGCTGGGCATCGCGATCCGTGGGCTTTTCGACAACATCGGCCGCCTGACCACCTACGCCGCCACCTTCGCGGCCTTTCTCGCCGGTCGCTGGGTCGCCGGGATGGCCGCCGCGGCGCTCTCGATTCGTGGTCTCGCCACGGCGCTCGTCGTCCTGCGCGGGGCGCTGATCCGGACCGGCATCGGGGCTCTGATCGTCGGCGCGGGCGAGCTCGTCTACCAGTTCACCCGCCTCGTCTCCGGCGCGGGCGGCTTCGGCGAGGCGATGTCGCTCCTGAAGGACGTCGCCGTCGAGGTCTGGGAGCGGATCCGGATGGGCGCCGCTGCGGCGGGCGCGGCCGCCACGGCGATGTTCTTCGACCTGAAGGCCGACGCCGCGTCGGGCATGCAGAGCGCCATCGAGAGTGTCGTCGGGTTCGGCAACACGGCCGCGAACACCTTCGAAGGCACCTACGAGGCGATTAAGGCGATCTGGGGACTGCTGCCGGCTGCCATTGGTGGCCTCGCGTTTCAGGCCGCGGACAGCCTGGTCGATGGCGTAGAGGCGATGCTGAACGGGGTGGTGTCGCGCATCAACGGCTTCATCGGCGGCATCAACCAGGGGCTCGAAGCCCTCGGGTCGGAGCGCCGCATCTCGCTGGTGCCGGACCTCGACCTCGGCGAGATCGAGAACCGCTTCGAGGGCGCGGCCAGTGCTGCCATCACAGCGGCACAGGCGGCGTTCGACCGGGCCTTCGAGGACAACCCGCTCACCGCGCCCGATCTCGGTCTGACCGAGGCGGCGAACAGGGCGCTCGAGTCCGC